AGCGTGTCGAGCTGGATGTTCGGGTTAATCAGGCATTTCACGTTGATGCCGCCGTTAATGGTTTGCTCAGGCATACCGATCAGGCCAGTCTGCGCATTCAGCACGATGGCATCGGCCAGATAGGCGTTTTCCGGCACCATCTGCAGGCGCCCGTTCTCATAGCGCCATGTTGCCTTGCACTGCGCCGCCAGGCTGGAAACTTCATCGCGGTGCATGCCGAACATCGGTTTACCGCGTGGCGCCTTGGTGGTGGCAAATTCCGGCGTAGCGCCGGCGACGATGTCGTATACCCCGATCGGCTTCATCAACGCGGTGTGAACGTCCTGCTGCGTGTACCCAGCCGCCAGAGTGGTGTTCATCACTGCAAAGTTATGCGCCTGGTCACTGTCGGCCGCCTGGATCACCACGTAGGTGTCGGTCGGGTTTTCACGCCCGCTGTAGGAATACTGGATTTGCCCGGAAAAAATCAGTCCGTAGTTGTCCTGATATCCGGCGACAAATTTGATCTGCGTGAACTCGTTTTGCCTGATCCGGCTGCTCGTGTTCCGGCTCAGGTTGTATATCTTGAACATCGCCGTGGCGGGGTAACTGATGTCGGGTCTGCTGATGTTGAAGCTGATTTTCAGGCCGGATAATTCCAGCCCTTCCCCGGCATCGTTCGCCACGATCAGGCTGCATTTTCGCATCCAGTTAGTGGTCATAGGCGCCCCATAAAAAACCGCCCGAAGGCGGTCAGTTGGTCAGAAAGTAGAGATGGGACTCAATGCCCAGATTAGTCTGCGTCGGTGGCGCCAGCACGGCGGGATCTGACATCACGAACAGCTGACCGCCAATCCCCAGATAACGATACTGCGCCAGCAGGTCGGCACCGGCCACCAGCGGGATCCCTTGGATAATCGGCGTCTTGTCGTTGCTGGCAATGTCCAGCACCCACCCGGCCACATCGCGCCACATCAGCGTAAGCTGGTACTGCACACCGGCCAGTTGGATAGCGAACTGCTGGGATACCGGCGTAAGGGGGATTTCAACCAATGCCAATGAAGCCTCCCGCAGACTTTAAAATGCTCTGCTGCTTTTCCGGTGTGGTTGGGTTTTTCAGCCCTGTGTTGCTCACACCGCCGGTGTCCTGGGGCGATTGCATGTTTTCCGCCGGCGTGGTCGTCACCTTCTGCGTTTCGGTGATGATGAGCTCGCGCAGGGTGAGCGTCGTCATCAGCACGTTTTCGCTAGTTTTATCGGTAAGCACCTCGATCGCTCGGATGAGCATATTCTGGTACTGCCGCTTACCGGTTGTCACGGCAAACGGCTTTTTGCTTTTTTTCAGCTCCAGCAGCTGCTGATAGACGTCCGCCGGGCTGGTGCCCAGCGATAAACCGGTACTGACGTTAAAAATCTCGGTCGTGTCGATTCCGTCTATCAGCGATCCGCCGCTGGCAAACCCCAGCTCCATCGTCACCTCAGCGGGGCGGTCATACGCATGGTCGCTTGTCGGCGCGCCGAGCTCCACGGGATGCTCGGTGATTTCCGTCGCGTCCATGTGCTTCTCGCTGATTGCCACGCTCGGCACGATAATGCCAATGCGGCGCCGCTGCTGTGAGAACAGCACAGATAAAATATCCATCAGCCCACCTGTGTTTGCATGTTGCGCGTCTGCCGGCGGTAAACGCCCTCAACCGCGTCACCGGTCAGGCGTGCTGTTTCGCGTGGATCTCCGCCGCCCTGCACGTTGATGTTGAACACGGAGCTATTCGAGCCACCAACGCCAACGGCCGACTGAGCCGCCTTCAGCACCATTTCCGGCGCATAGGGGTTTTTGCCGTTCTCAATCTGCGTGATGCCATTCATCAGCGTTGCCAGCACCTGTGGATCCTGAATATTCAGCGAGTCACCCCGACCAACGCCGAGCATTTTGCTCAGCTTGTTGATATAGGCCTGGGTGTTGTTCTCGCTGGCTGGCGCAAAACGGCTGATGATGTCCTCGACAGATTGCAGCTTCTGATAACCTGCGGCCTTTGACGTCCCGTTGTAGTACGCCTTGATCTGCTTACCCAGCGCCGCGAACCCTTCAAAAGCAGAATTGAATCGAGCAAATCGGGGTGTGGCGTGATCTTCCAGCGTCGCGCCGTTCTGGCCGACGTAGTTCAGGTTGCCGGGATTGTTGTTGCGGATGCCGCGCGGCTCGTTAGCTCCTGAGAACTGACCGCGGATCCACTGCCCAACGCTGCGCGGGTCAAAGCCTGTTTTGTCCTTCACCCAATCGGCGGCACTGTTCGCGCTGTCGGTGACAGCAGGCAACGCGTCAGGATTTCCCTTCCCCTGGCTAAGCAATGCCTTGCCAAGCCTGCCAACCTCGCTCCAGTTTCCGTCCTTCAGCGCGTTGATGAGATCACCGATCATCGTCATCATCTTGCCGAACTCGCCGAATTGCTTCGTTAGGTCGGCAATGTCACCTTTCAACGACCAGCTTTTCAGGTCGATGTTCAGTAGCTTGGCGATTTCCTGCCCGACGCTGAATATGGAATCCCGAAGCTCTTTCATGCCCTTCATCGCAGCGTCGATTTCTGGCTTCCATTTCCCCCAGTTGATCAGGCTGTCGCCGCCTTCTTTCCAGACCTGATAATCGTCATAAAGCGCCACCAGCGCAGCAATGAGCGCCGTAACCATGCCAATCGGGGAGGTGAGGAACGCGCTATTCAGCATGCGCCAAGCCAACAGCAGGCCACCCAGCACCTTAATCAGCCCCTTGGTTGTATCATCCAGCCGATTCCACCATCTCATGAGATCGCCAGCGCCCTGCACGCCCCGATAAACCAGCGTCATGATGCTATCGGCCAGCGAAAGCACCTTTTTCAGCACGGCGGTGATCGTCCCCTCTATCTTGGGGAAATTGAGGAGGATATTTTTGCGGAAGCTTTCGAGATTCCCGGCCAGGCCGCCGGCAAGGTTACCGCCAATTTTGTCGCGCATGATGCCGAACAAATTCGCCAGCCCGCGCATTTGGGTCATGAATTTGTTCGACTGCTCCGCTGCTTTCTGCGAATCGAACCCTGTCGCCTGCAGCATGCTCTGATAATCAGAAGTGAATCCCTTCACACCTCGCCGCATTGCCAGCAACGTGCTTTCGTCAATGCCGAGGATCTGGGCATACTGGTTAGCGCGGTAGTACGGCATTTTCGCCAGCTTGTCGCCGACCAGCGTCACCAGTTGGGCAGTGTCACGCAGATTGCCGGCCGCATCTCGCGTCTGAATACCAAGATTGCGCAGGAACCCCTCTGCACCAGGCGTAGAACGCAGGAAGCGAGCCAGATTATCCAGCGTGCCGTTGAAACCCTCCACGCTGCCGCCCGCTTGGCTGAAGGCGTAACCGATAGCCCTGATATTGTTCGCCGTCGCGCCGGTGCGCTGAGACTGCCAATAGAGACGATCGAGGCCGCTGGCGATTTTGGTCGTGAACCCGACGACGGTCAGCGCGGCCGCTTCGACCGCGGCGCCCATCTTGATCGCATTCATCGCGACGCCGGATACCACCGATTCGAACTTGCGGCCGCCGGCCTCGTCGATGTCGAACCCCAGCGAGATCAGGAAGTCCTTGATGGTTTCAGCGTTCATTTTCTGCCTGCCATTTTTTTATCAGGTAATTATTTTCCGCCTCGACATCAAGCGACTCATTCATCAGCGCAATATCAGCCAGTGACAGCGTGCCGTCTTTAAGCGACTCATAGCTGCACATGCGGGCATGTACCGGGCGCAGCAGATAACTGCGCCCCTTTGCCAGCGATTCCAGCGCTAAGCTGATTCCTGGGCCGTGTTGCTGTCGCTCGCGGGGAGTGCGGGAAAAAAATCACCGAGGGAGTCCCGCACCACGTTGCCGACGATTTTCACCAGATCCAGTCCGTTGAGGTCATCGAACATCATCACGCGCTGACTTGGCTCGTAGATTTTTGACCACGCCTTACCCTGCTGGCGGGTGACCACAGACAGGCACGCATGGTTGATCTCCGCGCGACCTTCCCGGCTCAGTTGGCCGATGGCTTTCACCACCAGCGGGATGATTTCGTCAAACAGGCGGTTTTTATCCTCCTGCAGCGACTTCCCATTACCGGCCATGACGTCTTTCAGCAAAGGGATAAGGCCGGATAAAACCGGCGCCAACGCAATAGCCACATCCTGCTGCGCGAACGCGTCAAGTTTGGCCGCGCTGTACTGCTGGCCCTTAATTTCAAATTCCATGCATCACTCCTTAGAAGGTGCCGAGCAGTTGATCGACCAGGCCAGCGTCAAATACCCAGGACACAGTCCCGCCATCTTTGGCGTTCTGCCAGTCGGGGATTTTCTGGAAAGCAACCGAGCGCGCGGTGCAAACGTCATTGCTGGCGCTGTTACGCATTACGATCACGTTATTGCCCCAGGTGGCAGACGACAGCGACTGCGCGTTATACATCGCGCTCAGTTTCGCATTGGTCGGCGAGGTCTTAAGCAGTGTCACCGTGATTGTGCCAGCCTTGCCCGCGTGCAGGCTTTGCATCACAGAGCCGTCGGCACCGATGGTCATGGTGTTCTTCGCTTCAACCATCGTGACAGTCATGCCTTCCTCGGCGTTTCCCGAGCCATAGCCCAAATCGAATGCACCACCAGGGCCGACGATAGAGGCGGAATAATCCAAAAAGCTGTAAGTAGACATTTTTGCCCCTTATCGATTTACGTTGATGATGACGTCGGCGAAATGCACAGCACCCGCCAGCTTGATTGCGCACTGGATCACCGGCGCTTTACGCGCTTCACGGTCAGCCTGTGCCTGGGTAGCGATAGGCGGCGCGTAGGTGTAATAACCTGTTGTGAGCGTGTCACCGGTAGCCAGGTTGCCGATTGGGTCGCCATTCCATACGCCCGGCGCCATCAGGCCGTTAGTAACGCCCTGCTCAAGCGAGCCGTTGACGCTGGTAAGCAAGCGCGTGATGCCCGGATCGGTCTGTGGCACTTTGGTTGTGCTGGTATAGAGCACGTTATAGAGATTGTTCTGCACGTAGTTCTGCAGCCAGTCCAGGCCGTGGCGCTCATCGAAGAAATCGCCGTTGCACATCAGGCCTTCCTGGATGATCGCCGTGTCGTTGTCGTAGTTGACGAACACGTTGCAGCTTTTCGCCGTCAGCGTCTTGGCCTGCGTTTGTGTCAGCGTTTCCGCCGCAATGCCTGGCTGCTGCTTGAATTTCAGCGTGATCGTGGTGTTGTTACCGAGGAAATTCACGGTAAACGCACGCCCGAAGATGGACGCCGAGGCATACGGGCTCGCGCTGGAATACTGAATGAAGGTGCGCCCGTATTTGGCGTTTTTCAGCTTGCTGGCGATGTCGTTCTCGTTGTCCAGATCCAGCACGCCGGTGTTTTGCGTGGTGTAACCGAAGATGCGGGAAACGTCATCGGACTGGATAAAGGCCGCCACGCTGATCACGTCGTCATCGCTCAGAGACGTGTCGGCGATCTGCAGGCCATACCAGCCAGTAGACATATCGGCCAGTTTGTAGATGCAGGACTGAATATTTTCAGCAGCCGCACGCGGAATAGCCAGCGCCCCGGCGTTCTGCACTGCCCCCATCATTGCCGAGATGTCCGTGCCGGTCGTATTGGCCGAGCCATACCCCACCGCCGACGATGCGCCGGTCGATTTTGAGGTGATGATGAATCGGCTGTTCACTGCGTCCCACGTCACGTTAGCCGTGGTCAGCTTCTCAGCGATCCGCGCGGCCACGCCGTTCAGGTTGGTTTCTGCTGAGAAGTCCACGGCGGTGATCGTCTTGTTCGTGCCGTCGATGCTGATTTTCATCGCGCCATCGGTCACCGAAGCCCAGGTGCTGATCGCCTGCTGCGCCGGCGTCAGAATGGCACAGCGCAACAGCGCCGCCTGGTCTTCTTTAATCCAGCGGCCGATGTACAGCGTGCGCGGCTGTGGCGTCTGCTGGAAATACAGGTTAGCGGCCTTGTACTCCGGCGCCTCCATGCCGAAATCTGCGCCGACGTCGGTAATGCCCGAATAGCTGCGCATGCGCTGACTGCCGTCAATGACATCAGAGCCACCGACAATCAGCAGCGCGCCAAAGTTGCGCCCCTGTGCAGCGCGCAGCGCCATATTCACCGTCACATTGACGATGTTCGATACAGGTAAGCCCTGTGACATAGATTATTCTCCGAAGAATTGAACCGGTGCTTCCACCAGCGACTTGATGCCGTACTCGCGGATCACTTTGCGACGCAGGCGCACGGCGATGTCATACCGGCGCACCCACTGGTTGTTGATGAGTTCTGGAAGGTTGAGGATCCGCCCACAGTCGAGGAAGGTCAGACCGATTTTTTTCAGTTCGTCGTTGTTCTGCGAAACAAAAATCCCACTGCGGAATTGAGTCGCGACAGACATCCCCTGCGGGCCATAGAAGCAACATAGAATTTCGATGGTTTCATGCGACCACTGCTCGGCACTTCCCTCTCCCTGAACATGTGCGGGATACATATCATCAGGAAGGCTGGTAATGCCAAACGCGCACCAGGTGGTACCATTTTTCGGTATCTGGATTTGTGGGTCAGTCCAGCGGGGGTAGACGACGTTTTTATCCAGCCCAGTCACTCCACGGATCCAGCGGCTCAGCAGTCGCTCCAGCTCCTCGTCGTAGGTAGACCCGCTCCCGGTAGGTGTAAGATAGCCTGATGTTGTGCTGTCGTTGCTCACTTAACCCCCTTCCTGCCCCATTAGCTCACAGTGAGCCTGAACAAAACCGGCGCCATAGCGGGTGTACGGATCGACAAATGTCACCCGATACAAGCCGCCGTTATACACGACAAGGTCGGCATCAAGGTTAGGGCCATCAGCGGCGCTCTTTCGGCCCTGAGTGAGCCTGAATTGCGTCACGATGAGAATGGCACCGTTAATGTTCTGGCCGGCAGCCATACGCCTTGCTTCAAGCGAGCGGTCAACAGTCACTACGCCGCTAAAAGGGATTTCCTGTGGGGTGTTGATCGGAAAGTTGTCATCGTCCGTCGTCTGTATCTGCCGGCGGCAAATCAGCGATGGGTCAGCAAAGTCCGGATCCAGCAGCACCTCGGTCACGTCGAGAAGCGGCATTATTTACTCCTTACCACGTAAGTGATTGAGCGCAGCAGATAGCCATGAGCATAGAGCGGCTTGTCGCCGGGAATGCCCCTGGCGCGCCGGTTAGCCTTCGTCATCTCAGAGAGAGGGTGAAGCCTGTCACCGGCACCAATGACCGCCTTGGCGCCATCCCGCGCAATCTGTCCAGCACTTTCAAGCTCCCGCTGCGCCGCCTCCGTTTTGCCGTTCAACGCAGCCACGGCCGCCGCCTTCAGGTGTTCAGTGGTTCGCGGCTTGGTGTCCTCGATCCCCATATCCAGAAACGGGCGCGGTGGCAGCGTGACGGTTTGGCCGCCAAGCTGCACCGTGGCGCCGGTAGATTGCAGATAACCGATCTCCGCGTTGTTCAGGCTCTCGCCTTCTTCACGCGTTGCATTGGCCTCTGGAATGCCCACCAGCACATCCATTTTTGACAGAGAGCGCAAAGACGACAGCACCGATTCGGCATTGTCCTTCCTGACCTTGAGCCCGCTTTTCATAGTTGCCGTCCGCCTGCCCCGAACATCGTGATCAACTGCCAGAACTCCGCGCCGTAGCGCGTGTTGTTCCAGAAACCAGCATCAGGGTTAAGCGTCGCGCTTGCGTCATAGCTCACGCTGACCTTATCAACCGATTTTGATGTCTGGACGCCGCTGGAGGCACCGCCCGCACCGCCGGCAGCTGCAGACCGCTGATCCTGAGCAAAGAGCGCCATGTAATGGGCCACAAATAGCTCCACCAGATAGGGGAATATTTTGGCGCCAGTAACTTTCTCGCTCAGCAGGATGTCAGCCAGATTAATGCGAAACTGAATCTGTGGCTCTGGGTAGGCAACGTCATCAGCGAATTGCGGGAAGTCGCGACGAAAGTCTGCCGGCGTGGGCAGTGACTTATTTCTTGGCTGCTCCATTGGATTTCTCCAGTCGTGCGGTCAGATCCGCCACCTGGGCGTTAAGCGCGGTGATTTGTTCGTTACGCTCAACCAGGCCGGCAGCAGCTGCCTGCAGCTGTTCGGTTTGCTCTACCACCTTGTCCTTTTCAATCTCCAGAAGCTGCTGCAGTTCGGTAACCTTGCCTTCCAGTTCAGCAATGCGCTGCGCGCCGGCTTCGTCGAGATTTGGCGGGGTGAAATCGCCCAATGCTTCGGTGTGCGCTTCGACAAACCAGTGAGCGGCCACAGACTCGGGAACGTTGTGGCGCCCCTTGCCGAATTCCTGCACCGAGTTATCCGCGTGAGTGAGTTTGAATGGGGTGTGTACGTGGATCGTAACCAGCTTTTCTTTTGTCATTTCGGTAATCCTTCAGGCCCCTTGCGGGGCCGTTCTGGTGATCAGATGCCGTCCACGTAGGACAGGGTTTCTTTGTACACCGGCTCAACCGCACCCAGCTTGGCGTAGTAGGTGGCGATCTGGTACAGGCCGCGATACTGGATAGGCACGCTCTGCAGTGGAACCAGCGGATAGCGGACGTATTTCTTGTCGTTGGTGTAAGCCACCATGCGATCCTTGCCGCCAACACCGCGTTTCTTCAGCCATTTGACGGCTTTGATCTCCAGCGGTACGCCGTTCTGATGGTATGCAATGGTGTTAACCGAGAGATAGCTCAGCAGAGACATGTTGCCCGCCTCAGAAACCTTGCGGCTAGCCAGCAAAGAATACTGCTCAGGCGGAATGCGCAGATCAGAAGGCACAACGGAATAGCCAGACGCTGCCCAGGCATTCGACAAAATGCTGTTCACGCTATCCAGAATTTCGTCATTGGTGGATGCCGCCCAGGTCTTCGGCTCGTTGTTCAGCGTAACGCCGACCAGGTTGGTCAAGCCTTTCAGGCCAAGGGCATCGTCGCCGATGTAAACCTGCTCATCGTTGTCCATCTGCCACTTCAGCTGCATACCCTCGTATTTCTGGGTATCGATCGGGCGACCAACCTGCTCCGCCGCTTTCAGCTCAACAATAGTCCAGCCCAACTCCATGCCCCACAGGTTCAGTGGGTTGCCGTCTTTACCGATATCGACGTTCACACCCGCGATGGCGGTAGAGTCTTTACCGATCCAGTTCTTGCCGTTCGGGTTTGCGCCAGTACCGGCTGCGCCGAAACTGGTGTTTGTCCAGCTGGAGATGTCATCAGCAATCGACACATCTTCGCGCAGCTGAATATCACGACTCCAGGTATAGCCCACCAGCGGCAAGTTCAGCGTTTGGTCGAGGCGCTCCAGTTCGCCGATGAGAAACGCACCGGAGGCATCAACGGTTGCCTGATCAAAAGTAATCATTCGTCTTTTCCTTAAATCTTCCAGGAGATTTCAGCGTTGCCGTCGGCATCGCCGGCGCCAGTGAATTCTGCGTTAGGCAGCAGAACGGTTTTGTCGGCAACCAGCGTCGCCATGAAACCGCCCAGGGGAACATCGATAGAAGCGTCAGGGGAAACGACGATGTAGACCGGCGCACCCTTTTTGATGGTGCTGGCATCGGAACCCACGTTGACGGTCATGTAGCCACGCTTCATTGCATCGCCGGGGAAGTTCTTGTCGGTGCCTACCTGGCGAACCATGTCAGGCTGCGACGTGGTTGGGTAAGGACGCACATAGATGCCTTTCACTTTGTCGGCGGTGTCACCGTCAGCCAGCGGTACAAAGAAGCCGTCTGCGTCGATTTTCCCTGCCAGGCCATAAGCCGGGAAGGCGTTAGCGGATTTGAGGATTACCGGCTCTACGGTCAAATCCTGCGGGCGAGAGATAGCCCCGGCAATGCCCACAGGCATCCGGTACAGATATGAAGTCATTGTTTTATCCTTTTCGGTTAGACCAGAATTCGGCGTTCTGCTTGTTCAGGGCGGAGATGTTTTGGGGGCCAAGATTCAGGCGCTGCGCGTCACCTGTGATTTCTCGGGTATTGCGACCTTTCGCAATCTCAGAGATGGCGTTAAACGCCATGTTGACCGACTGTTTCGGCAGTTTGCTGATATCAGCGTCACCCACCACCTGGCGAACCAGCGCTTTATCAGCAACGGCCAGCACGTCACGTTTAAAGGCGGTTGGCTTCACCTTGCGGCTGAGGTCGATACCGGGAACGATGACTTCCGCACGGTAAGCAGAATCGCCGGTAATGGTCGTTTCTTCTTCGTCGTCCTCGCCGTCGCCGGTAGGCTCTTTTTTGTTCTTGTCTTCAGGGTTTTCGCCATTGTCACCAGTTGGCGTCCCTTCCAGTTTTGCCAGCAACGCTTTCAGCAAGGTTTTGATATCGTCCTCGCCGTCGCCGGTAGGCTCACCGCCCATCTCCGGATCTTTCTTCGGGAGCGGTTGCTGAGGTGAAAGATTGATGTTGAGGTTTACGCCGCTTGGCAAATCCCCCTCATCCACTGTCACGGCTGCCGGAGCAGAGTCCAGCAGTTCGTTCATCGTGTCCGCGTCACCTGTCTTGTGGGCGAAACGAAGGCGCTGTAGCCAGCTTTTCTTTTGAGTTGCCATTGTGTCTCTGTCTCCAATTGCACAACGATTTCCGGCTCTGCCTTTTGGAACAAGAGCCACATGGTTTCCTGTGATATCCACCTGGTCAGCTGCACCAGGGGCCGTTTGTTCGTACTCTGCGTCATAGCCACATGACACCTGCCGCAGACCTTCCTCGATCAACTGGATGGCGTACTCATCTTTGACGATGATGTCGGCCAGCATCAGATCGGACTGGTCACCCGTCCCGCGCCGAACGTTCTGGATATGACCATGCGCCAGCTCTTTCCAGTTCTGCGGATTGATCAGCCGGACGTTGCCTTCTGCGTCCTCTGGGTGCAGTACCGTGATG